TTATTTTGTTGGTAGTGTAAGTACAAACACATTTACTCTACACACCAGTAGAACAAACGCATTGGCAAGTACTGGAGGTACAACTTCTAGCAGAGTAACATTTACAGATGTAGGATCAAGTTCGGCTACATTAACAACACAAAACGTTGCATTCACTTCAACTATAAACAACAGTAGTCGTTTATCTGCAAACTGGGGTACTGTAAGTGTAAGCAGTCTTGACGCAAGTAACATTGTATCGGGCGTGTTTGCTACAAGCAGACTGGCTAGTTCGGGAACTGCTAATACACAAACATTCTTGCGAGGCGACAGCAGTTTTGCATTTGCTGTTCAAGGTATTCGTAAAAATTCTAACACTGCGATTAGTCTATCTGGCGACACATATACAGATGGCGGCAACACCATCTATTACAACATTCCAATTTTGGACGTTGACAAAGTTGACGGCGATGGTGGAACGCCAAACTTTACAAATCCAGGTGTGTCAGCGTTTGATAAGAGTCAGTTTGCTGTAGGTAAAGCAACTAATGTGCCGGCAGATACAGGTAACGTAAGTATTAAACCTGGTGTTATTGATGCTGGTTTCTTAGGCGGTCAACCAGGAACATACTATACTAATCCAGATAACCTTAGCAAAGCAGTACCTGTGTTAAAAGGTGGTACAGGTTTAACAACATACTTACAAGGTGACTTGTTGTATGCAGGTGCTGGCGGGTCATTGACACAATTACCAATTGGTGGAGTTAGTAGCGTTTTAAGTTCAGACGGATCTATTCCTTCATGGACTACTAACTTGAATCTAGCAGGTAGTGTTACTGCGGGTAGTGCATTGTTTAACAGTAATACTCAAAGTACCAGCAACACAACCGGTGCTCTTCAAGTCACAGGTGGAATTGGAGCAACAGGTAATGCATTCATTGGCGGTAACTTAACTGTTGGCGGAGCAATTAGTTTTAACAGCAGTTTAAGTATTACAGGCGACAATGCTGTTATTACTCTAAGTCCGGGTGGTACAGGTTCAGTAAGCATTCAGCCTGCTGGTGTAACCACCCTGGGTACACTTGGTGTACAAACAACGTTAGTTGGTAATTTAAGTGCTACACAAAACCAGCAACTTATTAACTTTAGCCCTACTGGTACAAACAGTGCAATTACAATTAACAGTGCTGGTAGTCTAACACTTGGTGCAGCCGCAGCCGGTGGAATTAGCGTAACTACAAATATTACCAGCGATGGGGATATTGCTGTCAACGGCGGCGATTTAACCACTACTGCAACAACATTTAACTTAGTTAACACTAATGCAACTACCGTTAATTTTGCTGGCGCAGGCACTGCCGTTGCAATTGGTGCAAATGGAGTAGGTACAACAACTGTTAGAAATAACTTAACAGTCACCGGCGATGTAACACTCAGTGGAACCAATGCAACTCTAAGTGCTACTTCGGTTACTATTGCAGATAATGCTATTCAGTTAGCGCAACGTGCAACACCAACAAATGCTGTAGCAGACGGTGGCGGTATGATCTTAAAAGGTACAACAGATCACACATTGTTATGGGATGTGACTAATACCAACTGGACAAGCAGTGAACACTTTAACATTGTTACAGGTAAGTCATTTAAAGTTAACAATGTGGATGTACTAAGTGCTACCGCATTAGGATCAGCAGTTGTTGGTTCTAGTTTGACCAGCGTAGGTACCTTGACTGGTGGTACATGGACTGCAAACGTAATTGCAGGTCAGTATGGTGGCACAGGTGTTGCCAACACAGGCAGAACAATTACCCTAGGCGGTAACTTAACCACTGCTGGATCGTTTAACACAACTATCAACGTATCAAATACTACAAGCGTTACACTTCCAACCAGCGGTACGCTAATTGGTACTAACGATACTGGTACAGTTTCTAATAACATGTTGGCTGGAAGTATTCCAAACAGTAAGTTGGCCAACAGTAGTATTACGCTTAACGGCTCACTGGTTAACCTAGGCGACACTGTAACGGTTACTGCTAACTTGGCTAATAACTTAACAGCAGGTACTGGATTGTCGTTTGACAGTGGTACAACATTTAACGGTGGCGCCGCACGTACACTAAGTATTGCAACTTCAGTGGCTACTTTAACTGGTACACAAACATTCACTAACAAGACATTTACCGATAGTTCAACATTGTTCCAAGATGATGCTGATAACACTAAGAAAATGGCTTTTGATGTTAGTGGTGTAACTGCTAACACAACACGTACACTGTCAGTACCAAACGTCAGTGGTACAATTGTTACCACAGGTGACACTGGTAGCGTATCTAACACCATGTTAGCAGGAAGTATTGCTAATGCTAAGTTAACTAACAGCACAATCAGTGGTGTGGCGTTAGGTAGTAACTTGTTTAGTTTAACAGCAGGTTCATTCTTAACATGGAGTGTAGGCACAACATTTAATGGTAGTGCCGCAAGTACACTAGCAGTTAATGCAACAGACGCAAATACTGGTAGTGCAGTTGTTGCACGTAATGCTTCAGGTAACTTTAGTGCTGGAACTATTACTGCAAGTCTAAGCGGACTAGCAAGTGCCGCAACTAACATTCGTGTAAGTGCTACAGATTTTGCAGGTAACACAGCAAGTAGTGCAAATACAGTTGCATTGCGTGACGGAAGTTCAGACATTTATGCTAACTTGTTCCGTGGTACAGCAACAACAGCACGTTACGCTGACTTGGCAGAAAACTATCTAGGCGATGTCAAGTATGAAGCAGGAACTGTTGTTATGTTTGGTGGTTCTGCAGAAGTTACACTAGGCGAAGACGGCACACGCCGTGTAGCAGGTGTTGTTTCTACTAACCCAGCACACTTGATGAACGAAGGTCTACAAGGCGAAACTGTAGTTGCACTAGCACTACAAGGTCGTGTACCATGTAAGGTTGTTGGTAAGATCCGTAAAGGTGACATGCTGGTTGCCGCAGGCAATGGCTATGCTCGTGTAGAAGAAGATCCAAAGTTTGGTCTATAACACAGAGATATGTGTGAAAGTTAAACACACTGTCGTTGCTGACAAATGTTTCCAACGGGATAGTTTTTATAATAGTGGGAATCTGACCTATTTCTTCTACAATTTCACGTTGTAGGCCCTGCCACGCAGTCTCGCCTTCGATGTTTGTGCCACCGACAAGACCCCATGTGCCGCGATGCTTGCCACTGGCTTTTTGTAAAAGAAGTATTTTCTTAGTGTGTTTGGCGTAAAATAATGCGCCACTACAAACAATCTGATCTGTCATAATCGTACTTAGTTACAGTACAATTCTCCAGTTACCTTTCTGATACTCGCCTTCAAATGCTCGAGTCCAATCACCATCTTCAAACTTGTATTGAACTCCGGTTCTAAGATTAGTAGTGTAGATTATTTGATCAATATCTGCAGAAGCCTGTGCAACTACCCACTGTGTGCCAGTCCATTCAATAATATCATTGGCCTTGGCAATAAAATTACCCCATGCTAATGTATTATTTTCTATATCATTCAATATTAAATATCTAAGATTTTCTACAACAACACCCGGATTATAAGTTTCTGGATCTATGATTGCATCCACATTGGTTCTAGTGATACCAGTTTGTGTACACAGTATAGGAGTGTTGGTATTATAAGTGTCCTGATCAAAATTAATAACTAATTTTGTTTCATCTGCAGGATTTAATGCTACAGTTCCAACAATATAATTTCCAGTCGCTTGCTCTAAGAAAATTTGTGTACTACCAGCCCTAAATTTTCCAGCATATTGATCTAACAATATTCTCCAGTTTAAATCAGCACCATTTTTCTGCCACGCTGTGACAGCATCTTCATTTAATGTACTAAGTGCAGTTTTAGGATCTAATAACTCTGCATTGTATTGTCCAGTGGCAGTATTATAGTAAACAAAAATATCAAATCCACCTATATTAATTTTTTCAGTGATATCTATGTCATATGTTTGATCATGAATATTCATAATAATATCATGAATTACGCCTAATTTTTTAACCTTAGTAGGAGGACTAATATAAATTGGAGTTTCAAAAGTTATAGATGCCACTTCGATGTCACTGTCAACACCCACGGGAATATTTTTTGTACTGAACTGAATATTAGTAATTTCTAAAACACTGATACTGGTCCAGTCTACATAGTTGTCAGATGTTTGTAATTCTAAACTAGGATTAAACAACATTAAAATTTGTTCTAAAATTTGTAATTTTTGATCAGTGCTGGTACTCCAGATGTCAGCCTTGACTGTTAGTTTATACGGAGTAGGCATTAAACGTTCTACAGTATAACCGCTGCCTTGTGTAGGAGCATATTCAACAAAATTTCCAGCACTATCAAGAATTTTTTCACGTTCTCTAATGTGAATCTTACTGACGTGGGTAGAATCTGCCAGTCTAGTTTTATCCATGGCTAAATCGCTGATATAAACAGCAATCCTAGGAGCACTAGGTATTTTATTTTCAGAGTTTTCTCTAATAATATTACTGACTTGTCTAGTTAAGTCGCCATACATTACAGGAACAGTGGTTTGTTTACCGTCTAGACTTTGATATCTAAACCCGCTTAACATTCGGACAATTTGTCCTACATATCTTCTTATTTGTCCGTCATAGAACCATTGCATAATTAATTGTCCGCCGTTGGTTTAATTTTTCGTAGAGCCTTGGTTAGGCTTTGTCGTTGGTCAACTGTTTCGTCAAAGGCTGTCCATCGTATAATTGTACTTTCTAAAATTGCATGATTAACTGTAAATGCTAAAAATCCTTGTTGGTCCGATATACTGATGTCGGTGGCTCTACTGGATTCATCAAGCCACACTTCTACAAACATGTTTGCTTGATACGGAACATCTGTTAGTACAAAAAATGAGTTACTACTAACAACAAAATTAACTGTACCTTTGTTTAATTCAAATAATGGATCTTTGTTTTCGTCAACACGAATGACATCGCTTTTAATTTTAGAAATGCCGCTGAGATTATTGTTGTTAATAAATGAAGTCTTAAGTGTTTTACGATCATCAGTATTAGAAAGAGTCATGCGTACATTGTCTTCTTGCTTGATCCATTTATTACCATTCCATTTAAAAAGTCTGTTAGGCAAATAGTCTGTTCGCAAAAATGTATCACCTGTAACAGGGCCTCGTGGGAATTGAATGCCAAATCCAAATTGACCTTCAGAGGTATTTGGAGGTATTCCGTCGTTGATTAAGTAACCTTTATATCCGTCTCTTACTGGAGGCGTTGATGTGTTACTGACGTCAAAACCACTGGCTACATTTTCGCTGATATCTGCGGTTTCTACTGCTGATCTACCTTGACCGTCTACAGATAATGTATAAAAATGAGTTGTGTCAGAGCCGCTTAGTTCTGCGTCAGATTCTGCTTCAGCAATAACACCTGCATTAATCTGCATTTCTTTTTCATATGTACTCATCAAATCTCTAACGGTGGTGTCGTTGTAAAGACCCCATACTTGAGTATTTGGCGGCTCTAATGTTGTACCTTCAGCACCAACAGTTGGCTTAACAACATATAAAGTTCCATTGTGTCTTATTACTTCTCCAGCATAATACGTTCTTTCTTCAGACCAGTCACCTGCAAATAATTCTTCATCTTCTGGTCGAGTTAAAATATCTTTAAATTCTTGACTGTCAACAATAGGTTTAAGTTTTAAACGATATAAATGTGGGTACCAAACTGCTGAAAATCCTTCTGCGGCACGGTTTACGTCTTCTACAACATAGTATCGTTTCAGCGCAGATTTAAAATCGTTTAAGGCATACTCATCTTTTAAGTTAGGCAGTTCAATTACATCGCCACTCATTACTTTACGACCTATTTGATCTACACTGTTGTTAATATGTACAGTTAAAAATACTGTATCATTTTGTAAAAACAAGCCAAATTGACTAAGGTTAAAATCTGTATCTTGAGTATTATAAACACCACGCAGTGTGTAGACGTCTGCATCGTACTTTCTGTCACGATTTTCTAAAAACAAGACATCTTGAATAGTGGTCTCTCCAAGGGCTTTGTTGGGGTCAGCAGGGTCAGCAGGGCCTATGTACTTGTGTACAAAGACGTCTACACCGCCTACTTGAAACATCTCGTAGACAGTGCGGTCGATAAACTTGTAATCTGACCCTTTTTGTGGGCGGTAAAGTGATAAGCGCGGCATAGTATTATATTTAGCGTACGATAAATACAATTAAAGCGACCCTTAGGACGAAAAACAATGGCAAAACAATCGATAAACATTGGTACAAGTGCAATAGCATAGACGGAGATATTATCCGTGATG